AGGTTTCAATGTCATCGCAACCGCAAACACTAAAGGTAAAGGTTCAGACGATGGACGATTCATTGGAACTAACGTGCTCAACGAAGCATTCCTTGAGCGATTCCCAGTAACCTTTGAGCAGGCATATCCGACTCCTGCACAGGAAATCAAGATTCTTGAGAGTGTCTCTCGCGACTTGAAGGTTGTTGCTCCCGACTTCTGCAAGCGTCTGGTGGATTGGGCAGATATTATTCGCAAGACCTTCTATGACGGTGGTATTGAGGAAATTATCAGCACCCGTCGTCTGGTTCACATTCTTCGTGCCTATCGTATCTTTGGTGATAAGGCGACGGCAATTGAAGTTTGTGTAAATCGTTTTGATGATGAGACTAAGCAGGCATTCCTTGAACTCTATGACAAGGTGGATGCTGACTTCCAAATGCCCTCTGAAGACACAGTTGACGTTCAAACGTTCTCTTGATATAATAAGTTATGACTAACTCTTGGTCCATGCTTTACGATGAAATTTTGAAAATGGATGAAAACGATTTTACTATTAGTATGACAGACAATTCTTCAGGTTCCATTGACTTGATCAATCCTAGAACACCTTGGAAGTATAATGAGGAGGAGATCCTTCAAGAACTCCTTGAATATGTTCGGGGAACTTACAATCAGCACTATTCTGCTGGTGATGATAAAATTCAGACACTTGATCTGATTGAGGCATGTGGTGACGGTGAAGCATTCTGCCGATCCAACATCCTCAAGTATGCCTCTCGTTATGATAAGAAAGGCACCGCACGTCGTGACATTATGAAGATTTTGCACTATGCTGTTCTTCTGATGCATTTTAACGATAAGAATGCACAACGTGAAACCTACAACCAATGAAACTGAAAGAACGTACAATGAAACTGTCTGATAATGCCCTTGCTATTCTCAAGAACTTTGCTGGAATTAACAATTCTATTCTTGTGAAGCAGGGCAACAAACTCCGAACTATTTCTGTGGCAAAGAACATTCTTGCTGAAGCAGAAATCAAAGAAGAGTTTCCTCGTGATTTTGCTATCTATGATTTGAATCAGTTTCTGAATGGACTGACTCTTCACCAAGATCCCGACCTCGATTTTCAACAAGAATCTTATTTGAGTATTAAAGAAGGTAAGCGTCGTGTGAAGTATTTCTTTGCTGACCCTAATGTAATTGTTGCTCCTCCCGAAAAAGAGATTCAACTTCCTACTCAAGATGTTTGTTTCCAGATGGACAGCGTGACCCTTGAGAAACTGGTGAAAGCAGCAGCGGTTTATCAACTTCCCGACCTCTCTGCAATTGGTGAGGCAGGTGTGATTAAATTGGTTGTTCGCGATAAGAAGAATGATACTTCTAACGAATATGCAATTGTAGTTGGCGAGACTGACAAAGAGTTTAGTTTCAATTTTAAAGTAGAAAACATCAAGATTATTCCTGGTGCCTATGATGTTATTGTGTCATCTAAACTTCTGTCCCAGTTTACTAATACTCAACACAATCTCAAGTATTATATTGCTCTTGAACCTGATTCTACATTTGGATGAGACACATTCTTTTTACCCTAAAGGAATGTCCTTTTGGACTTTTGGATGATGAAGCACACATTCGTAATGTTCTTGCTAATGCTGCCCAATTGTCCGAAAGTACATTACTAGACATTTCTTCCCACAAGTTCAGTCCTTGTGGTGTGACTGCTGTAGCACTTCTTGCAGAGTCTCATATTTCAATTCACACATGGCCTGAAAAACATATGGCAGTTTGTGATGTATTTACTTGTGGAGAGCATACAAATCCTAGATCTGGTGCTACCTACATGTATGAGGCAATGGGTGCAAAAGATATTGTAAGTCAAATTTTTACTAGACCTTTGAAATGAATGAATACAATAACGACAATGAGAATTGTAGGCAGTATTGGTGTTATCGCTGCTTATTTTATTATTCTTCACGTCAATCTTTTATGGGGAGTTATAATTAACTTTATTGCTGACCTTATTTCTATCCCATTTTTTATAAAGACCAAAGCTTGGGATGTAGTCTTAATGCTTTCGTTTCTTCTCGCGATTAGTATGAGCAAACTATTATCATGAATGCAAATACTTTGCGAATTATAGGAAGTGCCAGTTTGCTGATTGGATACTTTCTCCTTTTGTATCTGGATGTTAGAATTGGATGTACATTCAGATTGGTTGGCGGGTGCATGATGATTCCATTTGCCGTATCAATCAAAACTTGGGATGTTGTCGGACTACAATCATTTTTTGCAGTCATCGATGCATCCAAAATTATTCAACTTTCGTTATGAACATCTTTGTATCAGACCCTGACCCTGTTGTTTCAGCAAAGGTTTTGCCTGATAAGCATATCGTCAAGATGCCCCTAGAGTGCTGTCAGATGCTCTCTATCGTGGCATCAGAGAAGTGGGGGCAAGGGTATGGTGAACTTCCTAAACTTAATGGTGAACCCTATAAGACCGAGAAGGGTGCTTTTCGCAATCATCCGTGTACCGTGTGGGCAAATGAGACAGTTGCAAATTCTAGGTGGTTGATTCGGCACGGTTTGGCACTTTGTGAAGAGTATTCAAATCGATACGGTAAGATTCATTCATGCCTTCGTACACTTGCATATGCAAATCAACTGTTTCCTATTGATGCTGCCAATAGAAGTGAATTGACTCCATTTGCTAGAGCTATGCCTGATGAATGGAAAAAAGATGATACAATAGATACGTTCACTGCTTACAAGATGTATATCGCATCTAAACCTTGGGTAAAAGACAACTATCGTCGTATTCCTGAGCGTAAACCTGATTGGATTTGATTATGAGTGATTTTATTTGGGTTGAAAAATATCGACCAAAAACAATTGAAGAGTGTATACTTCCTGACAATACTAAAAAAACGTTTCAATCTTTCCTAGATAAAGGGGAGATTCCTAATATGTTGCTTGCTGGTCCTCCGGGTATTGGTAAGACCACAGTAGCAAAGGCTCTCTGTAACGAACTTGGAGTAGATTGCTATGTCATCAACGGATCCGATGAGGGACGTTTTCTCGATAC